CTGTTCACGCGCAAGATTACATCCTGAACGATGCCGTGAACGGTTGCTGTCAAATGAGGAAGGTGTTCTTCTCCACCAGGCCACATATAGCGAGATGGGCCTTTGCGACCTTTGCGTTCACCAGCTGTGTGAGGAACATCTTCTTGTTGCAAGTTTTCAACAAAGCGATTGCCAGGTTTGCCTAGATTGCGGGAACCTGCAACGTCGTAAATAGCTCCAGCTGGGTTTGCCTGGATAATGCTGAACATTGAATAAGCCTTGTTGCCCATTTGGGCTTTGCGCTTTGGCCCACCAAGTTTGAAACGGATGCCTCGAAGGATGAGTTGTTTGTTCCATTCCGTTGCTCCGCCTCTGCCAGCGACCAACTCCCCGCGTCCGATGCCTGATTTGCCACCAGATGAGTTAAATGGCGTGATGTCAGAATCAATAAACTTCAAATAATCTTTAATGGATTTAATGGTTGGCGCTGCTTCCTTACGGATTTGGCGGTTCATTTCCTTCACATAATCAGGTTCAAGTTTTTTTAATCGCCTAAGCGTCTGGTCAAGCCCCTGAATTTTCATATCTGATGGAATGTTTGCCATTACTTTTTTTGTCTATCTTGGAGCGCTTGGCTGAGGGTACTGATAAGTGTTATCGGCATCTCTTTGAGGTCTTGCCAGGGAATCCCAGAAAGGATTAATCCTGCGATGACTCCGTGGATGCCGTCTCGCCAAAAGGGATGCGCTCCACGCGGTACGACACGCCTTTGACTTCTGATTTAAATTTTTCGATGTTGGTGACGTGACCTATCTGTTTCATGGACAAGTAACTAAGTGTTACTAGGTATTCCATAGATAGGTTTTCGTCAACAGCTTTAATGATTGAAACGGTGTGGAGCTTCTCAAATTCTAAGAGGCTTGCTACCGATAGGGCGATTTCATGTTCGCTCCCATCGACCAGCACAGTGGCGATGTGGAGTTCAAACATTAGACGATTGGTGCTGTGTAAAGGCCACCAGCGAACGAGATGCTCCCAACAGTGGCTAGGTCGCCCACAGCGCCTGTCACGGGTCGGTACTCATTCATTAGGCAGTTAGTGATGGTGAAGTTCGGGTTGGTCGCTCCTGTGGCCTGTGAGTCATGTTTGACAGTAACTGTGGTCTGGACTCCAACGAGAGCAGTCAAAGTTGCGTGAACTTTTGAAGCTGCAAAGTCTTGGTTGAACGAAATCGTCACCATGTTGTTTTGAATTCCGCCCACGAACTGGTGTCCGTTGACTGCGGTAGCTGACATTGCCGTGGATTCGACTGAATCGACAGCTTGTACAAGCTCCACATTTGTGACATAGGTAGTCAGGTCAATTGAGTTGACGGTGACTTGGGCATCTTTAAGTACGAAAATAGCCATGACTATTCGGCCTCTGCTTTCTTGTTTGTTTTGGTTGGTTCGATATGGCCTGCATTAATGAGGGCCTCAATCGAAGAGCCTTGCAGCTCTTCATCGGTGATTGTGTCGCCAAGCGATTTGCCTGCAACAAGTTCTGATGTCACTTTGTAAGTAGCCATGTGTTCCTTATGGGTATGCCACCCACGGCACCGTGACGGTGTACGCGGGCAGTTCTTGATTGCCTACAGAATAAACCGTAGGTGTTGCGTCTGTTGCTGAGGTTGCATCAATAACGATGTCCATAGTGTCCAGAAGCGCGATGAGTGCGTCAAGGTTGCCAGGTGGTGGCATTAACACGTTGACAGGGAAAGAAAGCGACAATTGGTTTGTGGTTGAGCGCGTCACTTGTGGTGGGTCAATGATTACCGAAAGTGGGCGAGCATTACGGGAGTCTGAGACAACAACAATGCCAGCATTTTCGAGCGTTGAAACCAGCCGAAGCCGAGCGTCATTTGTGCGTCCCATTATGCAACCTGCGCTCTGTTACAACCCCAAAGCCTAAGAATGTCGCCCATAGCAACAGGGTTGTTGCCAGAAGCTAGTGATTCGTAAGACTGGAATGAATCTCCGCCTGCTGAACCTCGTGAACGATAAAGCTGTGCAGCCATCATTGTCGTGCCAAGTTTCACGTCAGCACTTGGTGCCGTAGCAAGCACATCAGAAAAATATCCTGCAGCGCGCCTTCTACGGAACGCAAGCGCGTTCGCTGCATCTGTGCATACAGTAACGAACGCTGTGTCATTGGCTGTGGCTGGGGAGACGCCCAGATATGACAAAACGTCATTGTTGACAATCCAAGTGCAAACACTGGTGTATGTGATTGTTGACGTGTTCGGTGCGGTGTCGCGTTGAACGTCACTGCCAGCGTCAAAGTAGATGACTTGGTTTTCGCGAAAAACATTCCAATCAAATTCCAAGTCACCTTCTGGGCCTAGACCAATGAACTCGTAAGACTCGGTAGAAACAACCGTAAAGTTGCCGTCCATCCCGTCGCCCACGTTCGCGACTGTTATCGCCTGCCCCATGAGAATCTCATTTGGTAGGAAGGTCTGCAAAACCACGACACCATCTAGGCGTTCGCGAAATGCAATCGATAAAACAGTCACGGCAGTGAATCCACTAGTTCGTCTTTATCAGACGAATGCAGCCTTGATGCTCTTTGAAGCGTCAATAACTTTTGCAGCGAAGTAGCCACGGAAAGCAATCTGACGTGAAAGCTGTGAAGGCTGTTCAACGCTGATGGCACCCTTTTGCTGTTCCCAGCATTCAATGCCTGTTGGGTCCATGATGACCATGTCAGTTGCGCCGAGGTTACGGTCAACGACAAGTCGAAGTCCGAAAGCAACAGCCGAATCTGAGCCTGGTGTCATGGTGCCGTATGCGTTCATAGGCCCAACCTGTGGGAAGAGCGGTCTGTCCGAGCCGTCCACGAGCTGCCCGAGGTACTGGAATATATTTGGAGACACAGCCAGAGCGGATGGCAAGTTGCCATTTGAGCCAGTGAGGATGTCTGCAGCTGCTTGGTACATCCAGCGAACCCATTCAGCAGGGTCAGTGATTGATGCGTTTGCAAAGTTATTGCTGTTGGTTGTACCAGTTACAAGCTCTGAACAAGCGAGAAGGTCTGTACGGTCTGCATAAACGCGAGCCATGTCGTCCAACAAAGCGCCGAGAACTTCTGGCGAACTCCAGTCCATTGAAGCTTCTGACAGTTCAACATATCCACCTTGGATTGTCTTGACAATTTGCACGTCGTCAACAACGAAAGCCGAAGCTGTGATGGTGGTGTTCTGCGTTGCTGTTCCAATGCTGTTGTGTGTTGTTACGACAGGACGGATGAAAATGGCACCAGCCTGAGGCATTGCACGAACGCCTGTTGCGTCAATGAGTGGGCGACGGCCTTGGAAGTTGTTATAAACAGGCGCAATGATTGGTGTTGGAATAACACCTGGGATGTCGCTTGTTACAACGTCTGGAGCTGCAGCGCGGATGTTTTCGTTCATTTGTGCGAAGTCGTGACCACCACGAACGAATGATGCGATGTATTCAGCAGCTGACGGGAGTTTGAACTCACGTTTTGGTCCTGCGTAAATTACTTGGGTAGGGACAGCAGCCTCAACTGTGTCTGGGGTTTCTTGTGTTGCCACTTCTGGTTCCTCCTCGGAATCTGTTGGGGTGGGGTCTTGGGTTTCTGGGGCTTCGGCTGCAACTGCAACTTTGGCACCCTCGAAGGCACCGAATGGAAGCAGTGAAAGCTCCGTCCAGTTGCCTGCTTTGACGACCATCGTGCTTCCTTCGAAGCTGTAGTCGGTTGGCTCTACGCCAACGGACACTGAATCATAAAACTGACCTGGGCCAGCTTGAAGCAATGTCTCATTAGCAAGATTGGTGTCATAGAGCGATGCTGAGAACAGCATTGCGTCTGGTGTCGATACGCGCTCACTGACCATGCCGAGTGGCTTGGTCATGTCGTGTCCGAGAATGAACTTTGGATTTGGGCCGTCAACTGGCAATGAGCCAGGAAGGAACTTGACGCGCTGGCCTCCTGAGACAACAGCTTCAACATTCCATGGGATGGCGACACCTTCGACAACGCGCCGTGGCTCACCGTCTGGGCCTGCAGCGTTAATGCTGAAAAGTTCTGCTTGCAGTTCTATTTTCAAGA